TTAAAAAGTCGGGTATATAATCCCCTAAACCAGCAGTACGTACACTAGGTTGATTTGTATCAAAAGGAGTATTCCTAACAGGCGCACCTGCAACCATGTCTCTTAATACGTTTGGATTTAATAATGCTGCATCTGTTTGTGCTTGGTCATCATACTCAGTCGTATAAGAAGGCTTGTTAAACGTCCGAGGATCGTCGCCAGCTTGATAAGCCTTAAAAGTAGAAGGAGGATAATCAGCGCCTAACATAGAACCTTTGCCTTTGCTACCACTAAAATATTCGTTAGGCGTAGAATTAAAAAGATCCTTACGAAATTCCGTAGAAAACCCCAGCGGAGAGTTTTTGTAATAATCTTGCTGCTCGTCAAACTGTGCCTTCGTCGAAATAATATTATTGTTTATATCAAAAGGAGTGTTTAATGCCCTTTGCGTTTGTTGTGCAACTTCTGGTATAGACTCACCGGGTTTTTGTCTAGCAGTTTTAGCTGTAATACCTTTTGGTTTTGTAATTGGAGAGGGAACAACATTATCTGCTACCATAGGACCGCCCTGAGAAACTGAACCTGTATTTCCTGTAGGACTAACAGGATTAACAGGCATAATTTGATTAGCTGGTAATGGTTGTGCAACACTTTGTTCGTTTAATCTTTTTTGTTCTAATTTATCTAGTGCAATTTGTGCTTGATCACGTGTTTGCATTGCATCACTTTGATTTGGCGTTAAAAATCCTTCGTCTGTAGTAGCTTGATCACTTGCTCCTGACTGTTCGACAGGACGTAACTGTGGACGCAAAGACCTTTCAGGTGCAGTAGAAACAACATTAGTATTATCTGCAGCGGCACTACCAGCAGTACGTGCAACTGTTTCTACTTCATCATTACCAAATCCAAACAACCCACCAACAGCAGTAAGAAATCCTTTACCAAATTCTACAAGTGCATTTTCTTCTTTAGGGTCTACTGTTGTTTGACCGTAAACATCCGTAAGAGTTTTTGCATAGGCTCTTTTTTCTGGGCCATTTGGCATAGCTGCATAACGAGCGTAGCCTAATTCTTCTAAGTTACGTGCGTCAGCATTTATTATTGCCATACTAGCAAGACCAAATGGTCCCATCATTAAAGCAATTCCTTTTGCAGCAGTTTTACCTGCTTTAGCACTAAAGCTATTTTGTTCATTTATAGTTGAAAATAATGTAGAGTTATTCATAGAACCATAGTCAGGGTCTACTTGCAATTCTCTTGGTGTATCTGGTCCTTCACCACCACCAGAAGTTTGATAGCTATAGTTGTTAGCTGTCTGAATAACCGCTTGTACTCCACTAGGTGCAACATTAGTAGGTGGTGTATACAAGGTATAACCTGCAGGTATTTCTGTAGTAGCCTTACCATTTACAGATGTAATAATAATAGTTTCACCTGCAGCATTACGGTATTCCTGCATAGTCACTACAGGTGCTTTTGCAAAATCGTCATATACAATAGGCGTTACATTACCAGTAGGGCCGCCCATCGTAGGCACGGCTGCAGTCTGCAGTGTTTCCGTCTGTGGTACAAACCCACCTTCAGCAAACTGCATAGGCTCACCCTGCCCACCAACAACAATAAGATCAGCCATGTCAAAGGGCATATCATCAGACATAGTGGCTTCTTCACTATTGCCCATCTGTCCCATAGACTCCATCTTTCGTAAGCCCATCTTAGCTTCTTGTCGCAGTGCCATCATTTTATCTAGGCCATGATAGCGTACTACATCAGCAGGAAAAACAAATTCACCTTCACTTACGTTAGCGGGTATGTCATCACGAACACCTTCTTTAGTGCCGCCAATAGGTACACGATTGCCTGATGCTTCGTCAATCTCGCCACCTTCATCTTTAAGACCGCCTAGTGCAAATAAATCCATTTGTTTTGCCATGTTAGCCATTCTGTAATACCTCTTCCCTTAATAAAAGTAATCTGCGTAGGGCATGTATAGCCCCTTGCGCTCTATAGACAATAACACTTTCGTCTGTTTGTTCCATAGACCGTTGTTGTTGCTTAATTAAATCCTCAACATAGTTATTGAATTGGTCCCATTCCTGCTGGTTGACCACCAGCGGCTTGAGGTTGTTGAGTAGGTTGTTGTTCATTTCCAGTAAATCCTTGTTGTCCCGGTGCTGGTACTCCACCTGTACCTATCGTTGCTCCACCTGACCCCGATGGGTCCATAGGCGGTTGTCCTCCTTGAGGCTGTGGGGGCTGCTCCTGTTGAAAGCCCTTCATCATTTCTGCTTGTAGTGCAGCTTCATTCATATTGTTTGTTACTTTATCTGGGTCAAGATCAAGAGACTTTGCAATCTCCCTAATAATATAATCAAACTTAGTAAAGGGTGCTAGTGATGGTGCTGCTGCAATCTGCATAAACTGTGTAAGTCGTTGACTACGTACCTCATTAGCCATAAGACTTTCAGTGCCACGTGCCTTGACTTCCAAGTCACCCTTAATGTCAGGGTCAAAGTCAAACTGCATGTTAAACCTAAACAAACCCTCACCCAAAGGGCGCAGTAGGTAGTCATCAATGTTCTTAACTACAGACTTAATACTTCCCTGTGCCGCACCCATAAGCATACTAATGCCTGATGCAGTACGACCTACACCTGTAACACCTGTCTGACCATGAGCAAAGCTAGGAAAGCCTGTGCTTTCATCAGCAAGTACACGTGCCTTATCAAACAGTTGCAAGTTCTCACCTGACACGTTAGGAAACTTAGTACCAAAGATAGCCTGTCCCGGTGCGCCACCTTGACGCCTAAAGACTTTGCCGGGATACAGTGACAAGTCTTGACCGGGAACTAGGTTCGTTTCATCAATCTCTATAAGTAAGTTACCCGACAGTACAGCATTGTCCACAGCCATACGCATAAACCCATTCATTAAGGTCTGTGTGTCATCCATGTTTTCAGCTATACCTACACCAAAGAAGCTATAGGGATTGAGTTCATACGGGGCAGCATGATACGGTATACGGGCAGGTTTAAATGGATTGATTACCATACGTAGTAGTTTGCCATTACATACCCAAACATTAGCCTGTAGTTCATCTACGTCACTAAGCTCAGAAGGAATGTCTACGCCCTGTTCTTCTAAGAAATCTACATCTACCATGCCCCAGTACTCTAGTACCTCATAGCGTTCTACGCCATATTCAGGTGCATAGTCAGACAGATCGTCTTCCCAAAATTCTTTATTATAGTTTTCCCCAAGTTTAATTGCATCGTCAATTACATTGTCCCTAAAGAAAGGACGCCTCTTGAGTTGGCGTAATTGTGACCGTGACATTTTGTGACGTTCAATTACATACTGTGCCTCATCCATATTGTTTGCGTCTGGATCAGGATAAAAGTTCCACACAGATACATGAGATACCTGTGGTACTGTTTTAATTGTAGGGCTGTAAGTGCCTTCTTCATCCCAGTGAGGGTACTCTTTGTCTACAGCAAATGGACCCTTCATAACACCAGTGCCAAACAAAGCCATTTCAAATGCAGTATTACGTAGGTGCTTACTTGCATTAGACTCTTCTAGTTGGTCTTGTATTTTCTTCTGCATCTTCTTTGCAGCTACCATAGCTGGACTAAAGGTAATGGCGGTAGGTGTCATGCCTGTGCCATTACGTAGGCCACTAATATCTTTTAACTTATCAGTAAGTGGGCCAAGCATTTCACCAAGTGTTTTACTTGTTGCACCTTTATTAAGTTCTTTACCGTCACCCTTAAAGCCATAGGGACTTACTTGCTCATCTACTTCTGACTCTTTAATCTGATCAGGTTCTTTAGGATCAAAGTTTACATCAGACACTACCCCTTCAGGTAGTTCAGTAGGATCAACAGTAAGTGGGAATTTATTATTAGCAAACATGATAGACTCAAGCTGCTGATAGGCTGCAAGGGTTTTAGTTTTAGTTACTTTAATAAATACCCTTGACTTTTCAGCTTCAGTAAATTGCACATCAGGGCCATAGATACCACGGTAGTTTCTGTATGCAGAAAGCCAACGCTGTTCGTCTTGATTGCGGTACTCTTCTGCACGTTTAAAACGCCCCTCAATGTAAGGAATAATATTATTGGTTTGATAATCGTCTATTGAAGATTGCTCACTGTCCTCTAGTACAATTGATTCGTCTTCAATGAATGTATTTTCTTCTTCCATTTATATTTCCTTAATATCCAAAAGTTGAGTCTGCCATAGGCATACTGTTAGCTGGTACACCCCTACTGTCAAAGTCCCATACACTAAAGCGTGGTCGAGACATTATACCATAACGTAATGCATCATACAAGTGATCTTCCGCATGTGTGTCCACATCTTCTGGATTCTTTTTATCCAAAGGAATAGCAGGTAGTTGTGAGATAGTTTCAGTACAGGTATTAAAGAACACCATCCTAGATTCTTCAGTAAACTCATCTACCTGTAGGCGTCTGTGTATTTCGTTCTTACCTGCCACACGTGAGCCTTTGCTTCTATCTGATGGACGCCAGCGACAGCCCCTCATAATCATCTGCTCTGCTAGGCTAGGGCCAGTGTCACCACGCTTATGCCACAAGGAAGAGTCAAGTACACCATAACGCATGTTACCATCACCAGCCTCTAATTCAAGCACCATGTCAGCTAAGTCTACCGCAAGAACTTTAGATACATACAATTCTCTGTACACTACCAACTGCTCATCAGGACTAACTGCAAACCATAGGACTCCTGTGTAACTTCCGTAACCGTAATCGCAAGCTCTAAACTTAACCCAGTTATTAGGAATTTCAAAAGGATCAATGACATGTAGGTTTCTGTCAAACTCTGTAAAGGCTGCGCCTTCTTTAATGTCCCAATCACCATCTAGTAATTGTCTACGTTGTTGCTCTGGCAGTGACAAAAGCATTGCTTCATAGTCACCCTGTTGAGATAGGTACGGGTTATCTTTTAGTCTTGCAGGTATAAACCTACGTTTAAACAATGGTCTACCTGCTCTAGCATGTCCTGCAGGGTACTTTAGTTGCTCACCTGTATCAATGTCTGTAGCTATAAAAGGCTTACCTGCAGGTGCAGGATCAATAAACATTTTCTTTACCCAGTGATGGCCTCTGCCGCCGGGGTTTGTGGTTGCCCTCATTGAAAGAGGTAACTCAGGGTCTGCTGTACGTAATCGTGATCTCATATAATTCCAAGCAAAAGGTGTAGCCCATTGGGTAAGTTCGTCAAAACCAATCCAACTAAATGCCAATCCTTGATACTTAGTAACATCCTGATCCTTATCTAAATAACTCATCCAAAGAGTAGCACCTGATGGTGCAGTCCACTGCATCTTACGCTCTGACCATTTAATTCCCGGCCAAATCTTAGGATACATCTCTTGTGATTTACTAATAAGTTCTCTTAGTTCTTCTGTTGTGTGACGCAGTAGTAGGCCACTAAAGTTGGAATTACCCATATACCGCAAAGGATCAGCAAGCATAGCGTAAGACTTACCACCACCAGCACTGCCTCCGTACAGGACTTCTCTTTCTCCTGATGCAAGAAAGTTTGTTTGTGGTCCCTCATTAGGCTTAAAGATAATGTTGTGATTTTCTTCAACCTCTTTAATATACTCTTGTTCAATTATATTAGACTGCGGTATTTGATTCTTCACTATCTTTTTTGCAGTCGAGCCTTTTGTTTTCGATGGCTTCCGCTTTGGAGAGCGCCGCTTTTGCATATTCTGCCCATCTGCGTAGGCTTGTAGCTTGTTGTTTTCTACTTCTTTCATTCTTTACCCGTTTCATTAACCCTACATGAGATATACTTCTACCTGTATGTGCGCTTAACCAATTAGCAACTTCTCTGTATGAGTATTGCTTTAAGTACTTTTTAGCTAGTACCAACTTATTGAGTTCGTCAGGTATAGGTTTTAATATGTTTATATCATCAGGATCAACTATATACCCAAAAGGTATTGTACGTGATATTTTAGGAATGTCAACCCACTCATTGTCTATTTGTACGTCAGTGGGTTGAGGAAGTTTCCATTTGCCTAAAGGTCTAGTCATCACACATGCAGTTGTCTGTGCTTTCTCCACAAGAACACATTTCTTTATTCTTAGCTGGCATCAACATGACACCACCCTTTGCTTCTACTTGGAGCTTTTCTGTTTTAACCAATCCAGTACGATCCAGTAGTTCCTTTGCAGCCGCAACTTTATCTCTAAGGCCCAGTTCTGTGGGGTCATAAAGACCACCGACAATAGCCATTGCAGCTTTTGGTGCATTCCTTGCCATATAACTTTGAGTTGCGTCAAGTATTTCTTCCTTCATGCTTTTAACTACATCAGTAGTGCTGTAGGTTTCTGAATACCCTGCTAGTTTCTTAGCAAGTATTACGTCACCACCTGCACCGTCAAACAGTACATTAAGAAATGCTTGTTGTTTATCTGTGAGGTTACGTGCCATTAATAAAACATCCCACCCTTACGATA